TTTTCATGGCCACGACCTGTGCCAGCAGCATGTGGCAACCACTCTTTGTACCTACGACTGTTACGCATTTCATGGGGCATGTCGTCTTGCAGGGTTATGATTGCACGACCTAACACCGCACTCATGCAGTCTGGAATATCATCAGTCAGCTTTCCTGTAAGGGCCAAATTAATAGCCGCAATAGAGCAAGCACTTTCTTCTGTACCTACGCCCACTGGTAGTTCGTGTGTGGCTAAGTATGTCTCTAACTTTTTCTGAACTTCGGGTGTGTAAATGGTCATTCTGTCTCTCCTTTCAGTTCTGCGAGACGTTTACGGGAACGGCTGTCATACCAAGTTTTTCCACCCCTGCTCCGCAACACGTCATTCGTTCCCTCGCCAAATCCTTCGTTAAACGCCCGCTCAACTAACTCCACCGCCTTCGCCAGCTTGGCTTCTAGTTCCTCTATGCGGTCGGCCCTGTTCATAGCCCTCACATCTCGCTCTTGAAAGTAAAGAGAAGCGGCTCTGTAATACGCATTCATATCGTCTTGGCTGTTCGTAACAAAAGCCTGTAGGCGGAGGCGGTCTATTTCATTAGGCGAGGGGTGTGTTGTTTTATATTTACTCAACGTCTTGTCCTTTCAGTTCTGCGAGGACACGTTTGGCATCCTCACAATACGGCCATTCGCAACCCGTTAGGTCTTCAATAAACTCCACCGCCTTCGCCAGCTTGGCCTTCAGCTCATCACAAGTCGCAGCAAGCTCCTCGATGTGGTCGGCTTGGACATATGCAACACTTAGCTCCTCAATGCGGTCGGCGGCCTCCAACATCCAAACGGCGGCGTCCATTTCTTTCTCCTTTGTATTGTGTCCCATGACACTCCAAACTATAACATCTGAGCGGGGCGTATCCACTCAACAGCAAACAGGTTTTGTTTTGGTGGGACGTGCTACAAATGCGCCAAACATTTTTCACGCGCCCCGCACGATCACTCATCCCTCGACAAAATCCAATCAAACACATCCTGCATGTCTGTCTTCGTAACACCGCAGAACAAAATCATCTTCAAACCCAACTGCTGCACCTCCTCCGCAGCCGCATCACTCATGTGAAACTTATACGTCGCACCGCCGTCCTCGTTCTCAGACACCCTCTCTACACCAATGTGAATTAAACCTTGGTCCTCGGTCATTGGCCTACCTCCATCGCCTCAACAAACTCCTGCACATCTGCAACACTGGCCTCGTTGATGTAGTAATGCCACAGGTCCTCGGTCACATGGAAAACCAGCATCTCAATATCCAAGCCGTCAACGTACCGCATCACAGCCTCCTCTAGCCGTTCCTTCATCGAGTCGGTCATTGGTCCTCTCCCTCCTTAAACTTCCGCCATTGCTCAACGCCCAAGTTGTAGATCAACTCACGCTTCAACCCCTCAACACTGCGCAGAACATGATCCTCCTTCCGGCGAGTGTCGTCCAACATCTCGTCCAAACGGGCCAAGATGTAATACACGTTGACCTCGGTCATCAGTGCCTTGTCCCCCCGTGTGCAGCCTTGTTTGCAGCCTTTGCCATACGACTTACCTTGGTAAAGAATGCAGGCACGTCATCCTTTTCGATATACATAGCGGCCACGCACATAAGCAAAACAGAAAGATCACCGTATGCCATCTCATCAGGCAAACCTTCTACAGCTTCTCTCGTAATCCCCAAAAGTTCTGGGTCGTTAATCAATCGTCTCATCACACCGCCTCCTCTTCAAGATCAGGCACCCAGCTACGGTTCTCGCCGCCGCTGTACTCACCCTCAAACATACCACCCTCGTCCTGATACTCAGCCTCAACCGTCACGCCCATCGCATGAAGCTTGTCCCAAACAGGAACAGGAGGAGCCCAAGCAGTCCAACAACGGAACGCGAACCACGCCTTGCCGTTATCTGTCTTAGACTCATGGTCAAATTCATCAGACTCGTAATCGCTCACAATTTCAGCCTCAGCTACATCCCACTTGGTTCCCCAGTTCTCGACGCGCCAGTGGTAGCCGTCGTAGCCGTCAGCAGCCATCTCCAAAGACATAGGAATAACCGCATCGCAGAAACGATTGTGCTCGGTCAATTGGTAGAACAGTTCGTGGACCACGGCCCTCGGTCCTTGGACGTACACACTCTGATAACAATGATTAGGCATCATCTTTTTCTCCTCATTTATTAAAAGGACTTGTTGTCCCAGCACAAGTAAACCACAGGAGAACAGGGCTGTCAACACGGCTGGGCGGAAGATGGTCCTTGCACCTCGGACCTCGGAACTGTATAAATATCTGGCAGTTTTAAAGGTGATTCGTCCCACCGTACCAGCCCCGTACCACCTTGGATGTCCTTGGTGGTACGGGGCTTTTTCGTTTGTAATCAGGTGTTTATGGCGTGTTTCTGCGAGTTTTCCTATAGGGGGTCTAGGGGGGCAGTTGGAAAAAAATGAAACGAAACTCTGAATCTGGTGGTACGAGTGGTACGAGTAGTCAAAATGGGTGTTAAACTATTGGAAACAAACAATATAATCCGTACCACTTTCGTACCAGCAGTGTTTTTCAGGTGGTACGAAGTGGTACGAGATACAGGTTTGAGTTGCTAACGAGCCCAGACCAAATGAATTAGGTTTGGTTTTTTTCAAAGTGCCCAGCAGAAACCCCTATAGGAGAACTCAGCTTGCTGTGGGTTGCCGTGTTGTTGTAAGTTGTGGGCAGCAAACATCTTGGAGGGGCGAGATGCCGTACAATAAAGACAAGCCAGACTTTTGGGACAAGACACCGGAGACGTGGGCAAAGACTGAGGAATACCCAGAGGGGGTTTACCTCAAAGCCGATGGAAAGCCTGACCCCCGTAAGGGCAAAGTGACTGAGCGACAGAAGACGTTCGCTCGACTGGTCAGCGAGGGCATCTATTCGAACGCCGAATGTGCGCGCCGCGCTGGGTACAAAGAGGACATTGCCTACGCTTACGCGTCCAAACTTCTGAACGGGAAGGACTTCCCCCACGTTCTGGAACTGGTGGCGGAATACCGCGAGGAGCGGGAGCGCAAGTATGGTGTGACCGCTATCGGCCAGCTTGAGCGGCTTGACCAGCTTTCCCGTGGTGCAGAGGAGGCAGGTCAGTACAGCGCCGCCATCAACGCTGAAAAGATACGCTCTGCGCTGGGCGGGTTGACGATCGACCGCCGCGAGAACATCAACACCATGGATCAGATGTCGCGTGATGAGATCACCGCACGGCTCGCTGCTCTGCAACAGAAATATCCGCAGGCCTTCCAGCTTGATGCGGCACCGATGAAGGATGTGACACCCAATGAGCAAGGGGCCCGAAGCGAACTTTTGGAACTCAATCAGAGCGAACCGCCCGAAGGACGCGCTGCTGACGAGGATTGAAAACCGCCATGGGGGCGGCATTCCTGACCTACATGTCCTCTGGAAAGGTCTACCTTTCTGGGTAGAGTTGAAGGTTAGCAAAAAAACTGTGACAAATTTATCACCCCATCAAGTCGCTTGGCACACTGCATATTGGGCGCGCGGCGGCCTCTCGTTTTTCTTGGTAAAGGTCCCCTCTTCGGGGTACATTCATTTGATTGAGGGCCGAGAAGCGGTGGATTTGGTACAGAAACCCCTGTCCGAGGTGCGGATCGCTGTTCAAGGGTCATGGTGAGTTGTGGGAGGCCCTGCGGTCTATGTCTTTTGATCATTATCGGGGGAAGGTGTAGCCCTGCGGCCCTGCGGCCCTGCGCCCTGCGGCCCTGCGGCCCTGCGCCCTGCGGCCCTGCGGCCCTGCGGCCCTGCGCCCTGCGGCCCTGCGGCCCTGCGGCCCTGCGCCCTGCGGCCCTGCGCCCTGCGGCCCTGCGGCCCTGCGGCCCTGCGCCCTGCGGCCCTGCGCCCTGCGGCCCTGCGCCTTGATCTCTGCGGCCCTGCGGCCCACGGCCTTTTTGTTTCTTGGTTCACGCTGCGCGTAAAAAGGCCCGCGATCCTTGGACCGCGGGCGGTGGTGCTTAGTGTTCGACGATTGCGATTGATTTTGCAGCGGTGCCGCCTTTGCAAAGCTTGCAGGCGGTGCATTGGACGCGGGCCCCTGCCTCTTTCGACGCGGGGCACAGCGCCTCGTGCGCCTTGTCGATGTGCTCAGTTCCGGTGACGACGCGGAATGTGCGGCGGCCCTCTTTCCAATGGCCCCAAGCTTCCGCGTAGGTGTCCGCGGATTGCATCGCGATGTCGGGCCGCCATGGTTTTTGGTGGGTGTACGCGGTCCAAGTGCTGCACTCTGCCAGCAATTCGTCCCAAATGTGCGACGGCACCGCGGCTGGATCCCCGTACGTTCCGACGCGGACAAAACGCCCGCGGCCTAGGTCGCGCGCTTGGCCCGTTGGATAGACGCCGCGCTGGTAGGCGCGCCAAACGCTTAGCACGCCTTGGCCTAGGTTAACGTAGCACCGGCGGCCCTTGGCAATTTTGCGCGCGGGATCCGTTGTTGGTTCGCCGCGCATAGGGCAATCGCCACAGATGCTGTAGTCTGCGCCCGTCTTGGACGCCTCGAGCGGGTTCATGTCGCGGTTTAGAATGTAGGTTTGCAGGACGTGGCCCGTCTTTCGGTTTCGGTTTGAATACGTCGCGATCACGACGATTGGTGTGCCATCCAATAGGCTTGGCCCGTTGTAGATAACTGCGGATTTCATAAGATTCTCCAAATACTAAAAGGGCGGGATTGCCCTGCGGTAATTGTGCCAGATCAACAATCAAAGCACAATAGAAAAGATTGCCCTGCGGCCAAGCCCTGCGCCCTGCGGCTCGGCTCTTTTCTGTTATGCTCTGCGGCCTGCGGGCCCTGCGGCCCGCGGCCTTTCTTTTATAGTGCTGAGGCCCAGGCGCGTAGCCGCCATATAGCGGAGCGCCTGGGCCGTGGTTGTTATATGGTCCAGCCCATGATCATGGGGCCGAACAGGGCCAGTGATATCACCAGCCCCATTGCAGCGCCTGTCAGCAGATCACGCATCTGCGAGATACTCTTGGACCGTGGGCACGGGGCGCGTGTCATACGCCTCTTGCCATGCTGGATCCGCGGCCACCAGCTGGCCGTACCGCTTGACCTCGAGCGCGTAGGTATCGCCCAGCTCGAATGATCCGAACGTCGCGTCGCTCTTTGCGGCCACGAACCACCGCGCATAGGTGTCCTCGTTCTTGACCATCTTGTACGTTTTCAGGACGTGACAGGTCATGTCACCGGCGCGAAAGATTGCATAGGGCTGGTCAGCGGGGCGGGATTTTCCAAATGGGTTTGGCATAGGTATTTCCTTTCATGTTAAAACGGCTGGTGCCGTGCCCCGAATGTATCAGAAAAACAAGCGGGGCACAAGCTGATTAGGCGTCTTCGCGCTCGCGCTGGTTGGTGATCGACGCTGCAAGGTTCCATGCCATTAGGGCCGCGACGGTGGCCACGCCACGCTCGGATCCGTTATGTTCCTCGAGCCAGTCCTGAAGCTCTTGCCAGTTTGCGGGGGTGTGGGCGAGGCCGATTTCTTCAATCTTCATAGTGCTTTCCTTTTTTGGTTAAAGCTGCCGATCGCAGCGGATGCCGGCCCGCGCGGGGCCGGTCACCGCTATGATCAGATCCAGATAAACTTGCGAACCGCGGTGGTTTTGTGATCGCGTTCCCAAGCCTCGAGCCCGTGGATCTTGATATACTCAGCGCGGTTGGGTGCCGTCTCGCGCTGTCCCAGATCATGGCGGGCCAGCCCGCGCTCGATCGCTGCATCTCGCAGCTGGGCCTTGCGCTTGTTCAATTCCTTGGCCAGAGCCTCGAGCTCGCCCAGCTCTGCCCGAATGTCGTCGGATCCGGCGATGGCGTTGGTGAACGTGGTGGCGGCGCGGCGGAGTGTTGCGATATTTGTCATGGTGTAAATCCTCTTTGGTTGATGGTGGCGGGGCTCGCGCCCCGCCGGTTGGTTAGGCCGTGACCTTGGTCGAGTGGCGCTTGCGCTCGTATTCGAACGACACCACCGCGCATTCAATCGCCTCGCCCCGCGCCTTGATCAGGTCAGCACGCAGCGTGCGGTAGGGGCCCTCTGCATCTTGGACCAGCTCGATCAGCTTGTTCAGCTCGCGCACGGTGAGCTCGATAGTCACGGGGCAGTTGTCGGTGTCGGTGTATTTCATCCGCATGGGATAGTCTCCTAAGTTAAGAGGGCCGCGACCATCGCCGCCCTACACCTAAGGTGTAGCTGAGCCACAAGCAGACCACAAGCAAAAAACAACACGATCCTCACAAATGCGATCCTCATAAGAATGTGATGTAAGTTTGCAACACTGCCGCCGATCGCCGCCAGGGCAGGGCCGGGCGCGCCGATCGCGCCGCCAGGGCAGGGCCGGGCCCGCCGGCCGTGCCGCGGCTCGGGGGTAACTGGAGCCAATCGATCCGCCCCAACCGAGCGCAGCTTGGACCCCATCCCCCCTATTCTGCCCCCCGCCCCGCGTGCGCGCGCCCTTTATTGTTGGTACGGTAAAAAATGTCAGAGGTAATTACGTTGGGTTACAAGTAGACCACAAGCCAAGCACCACCCCCGTCTCTCCAGAAAACGACCCCTATTGAAGCAGCCTGCAAAAATCGCGGGGATATTTTCATTGGCCGTTCTGTGCTATGGTCGCGGCACCAAGGAGCGAGGTCCGAGGTCCAAGATGCTATGTGTTTTAGCCTTTGTGGGGGCGGGTCATATCTTTATTAACGGGTCTGGTTCCTGGTTTTATCGGTCTTGTCGTTATGACTGTGGTGATAAGGCTGTGACTATTTGGATAGATTTTTCGGATGCGTGTCCGAAGGAGTGGGGTGAAGCGTGATTGATCCGATTACGGCATTGTCTATTGCTGCGAGTGCGGTTGGTAATGCGAAGACATTGTTGGCTGCGGGTCGTGATGCGACGAGTGCGTTGAGTCAGTTTGCTGGTGCGGTTGCTGATGTGAACTATGCGGCTGAGAAGGCGAAGAATCCTGGTGTATTTGCGTCGTTGACGGGTTCTTCGGAGCAGGCTGCGCTAGATGCGTTTGCTGCACAGAAGAAGATTCAGCAGATGCGCAAGGACATTGAGACGATTATTTCGTTTCAGTATGGTCCGAAGGGTTTGGAGGAGTACAAGGACACGTTGCGTCGTGTTCGTGAGCAGCGGAAGAAGACTGCGTATCGTCAGGCTGAGTTGAAGGAGGCTATTGTTACTTGGACCTTGGGCCTTTTGATTTGCAGTACGGCTGTTGCGTTATTGGGTTTTGGTTTTTACTTGTTGGGCAAGCAGCAGGGTAAGTGGTGATGTTGACGCCTGAGTGGTTGGACAAGTGGCGTTTGTGGCCGCGTTTGATCATTACGTTGTATGGGTATGCGTTTTATCGTACGACGGAGTGGTTTATGGCGTTGGAAGATCCGAGTAACGCGCAGGCTGGATTTGTGAGCGTGATCGTTGGTGCGGGTGCGGGTTTTTATTCTGTGTATGTGAGTGGTGGGCAGAAGGT